ACTCGGAGCGGTAGGTCAGAGGGTATCCTCCAATAAGTTGCTGGTAGACGGCGTGATATATTTCGCTATCTTCCTCGGTCAACCATGTACAATCAGGCGTATTGACCCACTGGAGATAACCGAGATAATCACCGACCCTGACGACAAAGAGGACGTGAAGTTCTACAAGCGGGAATGGTCGGACCAGCAGGCTACCCCACATACTGACTATTACCGCAGTACAGGCAATATCAAGGGTCAGGCTGCCAAAGATTTTAAGGGTGCTACAATAAAGGACAGTGAGAAAGCCCTGATTTACCGCTTAGAGTACAATGATGGGAACCCCCTGCTACTCCCTGCTCTATTGTGGATGAAGTACCACACTAGGTTCCTTGCCAGCCGTATAGCCATTATGCTGGCACTGGCTAAGTTTGCGTGGAAGCAGAAGGTAAAAGGTGGTCAGGCGGCAGTAGATGCTATTAAGGCTAAGACCCACGATAAGGACATACCCGCTGGTTCCACTGAAATTGAGAATGAGGGCATAGACACCACACCGATTAAGACGGAGACCGGTGCTTCTGCTGCCTACCAGGACGGGCGTATGCTCAAACTACAGATAGCGGCAGCTGTGGGTATACCTGAGCAATACTTCGGGGATATATCAATCGGCAATCTGGCAACAGCAAAGACGGTAGAACTCCCCATGATGAAGATGTTTCAGTCCTATCAGCAGGTCTGGAATAGTGCCTATCAGGATATAGACGAGCTTATCCTGGAGCATAATGGTGCTAATGCTGATATTCACATTGACAGGGACTTCCCTAAGATAGCACCGTCAGATGTAGTCCAGATAGCACAGGCTCTTGTCCAGATACTCACAGTAATGCCTGAGTTGGGGTCAGCCGCCGATGTTCAGCAGATAGCACTCATGGCACTGGGAGTCAATGACCCTGCTGACGTGCTGGAGGAACTGGCGAAGGAACCAGGGGAGACGCAGGAACACGCAATAGCCCAATTAACTAAGGCAATAAGGCAATTAAAGGAGAGCTTGAAAAAGGAGACGCAGGGATGACGAATAAAGTAATAGGGATTACTGGAGAGGAAATCAAGAAGGGGGATTGGATGATACGTGGGGAGGATGGGAAATACTATAAACTGAGAACCAAAAAGGTAAGGGTTGTCGTGGCTACGAATGTGATGAAAAGGAGTCAGATAAATGACATGTGAAAAGTGTGGAGATAGGGGATACATAGAGCACGAGCATGGACTGGTCAATGTGCTCTGTGACTGCGAGGCCGGCAGGAAGATGAGAGAAAAGCTGGGGATTCCCAGTGAGGATAATATAGATGACAACACAACTGATGACGGAGTTGGACAGCCTGCTGGAGATAGTGGAAGCGAGACTACCGGCAAACCCAAACAGCATAAAAAATCTAAAGCTCGCAAATCAGCTAGAACGAGAGCTGGCTAAATACTTCAAATCACTGGAGCAGGCTTTCAGCTATAGCAGGCTTGAGTCGCTATACAACAAGCACGTCAAAGAGAGTCTGGGTTCTGACACTGAGGATATGCTTGACCCTCTGCTGGCTGCATTGACCGATAGCCTGACTCATGGCGTAAACGGTCATGTAGCAACAATCTATATATCGGGTTCAGCAGAGATGATAAGTTGGGCTGGATTGCCCTATGAAGGTCCCCCTATCCAGCAGGCTATTGAGTGGGCTGAAAAGCACTGTGCTGAGTTAGTCAAGGGAATGAATGAGGAGTCTAAACGCCAGCTTGCAAAGATTATCAGTGACGGCATCAAGAATAAAAGAGGAATACCCGGACTCGCCCGTGATATAAGAAAGTCCTTCAGTGATATGTCCAGATACCGGTCAAGGATGATAGCTAGAACAGAAACAAATAATGCCCTCAGCAAAGCCTTCATGGACAGGGCTAAGGATATGGGGATAGAAGGCAGAGAGGTGGTGAGGGGTAGTGATTATGATTGTGATATATGCGGAGAAAATGCTGGTGCCGGCTGCGTCCCCTTAAACCAGGCATTCCCCAGTGGGCACACGGAGCCATCATTCCACTCTAACTGTGCTTGTGCCCTAGCTCCTTGCAGGTTGAGCAGGTAAGTAGTATTATGTCTGATAATGATAAAAAGGAACAGGAACTGGTCAATAGGGTAAAGACTATTGACTGGTCAGAATATATAGATTATGGCTCGGTGAAGGTTCAGGTCAGACAGGGCAAGGTGGCAGTGATAACAGTAGAGAGAACACACCGAGAGGATTAAAAAGGAGGAACCTGATAATCCTGGTGAGTATTTAAAGTACCTCCAGCGACACCAGAATTGCAGTCAATGGTCTAGCACCTGACAATTAAATAACATAGCCACCTCGTAGAGAATAGAGTATCTGCGAGCAACAGGGGGAGCAATAGTCTCCCCCCGTTTAATTAACAGAATATAGGATTAGTCAAATGGAAGAACCAACTGGCGAAAGCTGGTTGGTTCTTTTCTATTTTAGGAGGTAATCATGCCGTATACAGTAGAAAATCCCCCAGAAGCGATTGAGAAACTACCAAAGCACGCTATTGAAATATGGGTTTCTGCCTTCAATGCTGCCTTTAAGCAGTATAAGGGTGATGAAGGTAAATCAGCAGGGACAGCATGGGCAGCCGTCAAAATGAAGTATAAGCAAGTAGACGGCAAGTGGGTATCCAAAGAGGCCGTTCACCCTCATGGAGAACACATGTGCTACTGCCCTGATTGTGAGGCTGAGATTGAGGTCGCTGCGGACGTGAAGTGCAATACCCAGGAGTGTCCTGAATGTGGCACGCAGATGAGGGCTAAGGATACCGGGGAACGGAGGGAGTCAATGAGTGATGAAGACAAGAGAGATGCCTTGAAATCAGCTCTCTCTTCATATTACGGGATTGACACTGAAGCGACTCCCAAACCTAGTGCGATTGTGGTTGAAGAGGTATTTGATGATGCTGTTATCTACAACATAGACGGTCAGTCATACCGCGTAGGATTTGAACTAGGCGAAGATGGTAGCCCTACCCTCGGTGAGCCTGAAAAGGTAGTACGCCAGACAGTCTATAAGCCTATGGAGTCCCTGAGAACTAGGTACGCCGAGTTTATTCTGGAGACTGGCAGACGCAATGCTAATCTGGATGCTGCCCGTATCAAGAAGATAGTGGAACTCTGCCAGGAGCTATTGTCCTCCGAGGAAGAGCCTGACGAGAAGAAAACAAAGGAGGCACTAAAACAAGTCAACGCTGCTCTGAAGTGGCTGAAGGAGCAGGATGCCATGAAGACGGAGGACGGTGAGAAGTACCCCGCATCTGCATTTGCTTATGTACCGGATAGTGATAAGCCGTCTACTTGGACGCTGAGATTGTGGCAGGATTCAACCCACAAGGTAACCAGACCACAGCTCGGACGTGTCGCTGCCGCCCTGAGTCCCGGCGGTTTCAGGGGTCAGAAGGTGGACATACCCTCCGAGGCTTTATCGGAGGTAAAGCGGAGGATAAGGTCGGAATACAGCAAGCTCGGTGTAGACCCTGAAGATATGTCGCCGTGGGTAAGGGAAACCGAGACGCGGGAGATAGCATATAACTATATTCCACTCACCGAGGCTAAGTTCGATAAGGGCAGGGCACACGTAATAATTATCAAGGCTGGTTTCAATGCCGATAAATCACGATATTATCCTGCCGAGATGCTAAAGCGGGATTACAAGATATTCGAGGGTGTGAAGATGTATGCCGATCACCCGACAGAGACAGAGGATAAAGACCGCCCTGAGAGGTCAATAAAAGACTGGGCTGCAACACTAAGTAATGTAACATGCGATGAGTCTGCCACAGTTGAGGGTGATTCAGACATTATCGAATCATGGTTGATGCAGAAGTTATCATTGCTGCGAGATAAAGGGAAGCTCTCTGAAATGGGCATCTCAATCAATGCAGTAGGTGTTGCTTCTAAAGCTACCATTGATAGTGTCGAGACGCTTGTGATAGAGAAGCTGGAAGCTGCTAGGTCAGTTGACTTTGTGACTGAACCTGGAGCCGGCGGGATTGTCACATTCTACGAGTCAGACAGGAATCGCAATATCGACCTGATTGAACTGGCA